AATATTGAGACGCTCATGCAGGCCGTAAATAGCCTCACTGGCATCCTGGGCACCTTTAAGGAAGTGATAGAACCCCGCCCCAGCTGCTGCCACTGCCGTTACTTTCAGCATGGCTGACTGCAGTTTATCCACGGAGCCGGTAATGGAGTCAAACATTCCTCCGCCGGTCTTAGAACCTGACAGTCTCCCCTGCATATTAGCTAAGGTTTTCTGCTCTTTCAGGAGTTTGGTTTGTAACTTTTCACTCTCCCTGGAGTTCTTGCCTTTGGCTGCTGCCATGGCATCATACTCAGCTTTAGCAAGGGCGACCACCTGGCCTTGGAGCCTAATCTGGTTAGACAGAGCTTTTTCTGCAATAGCAAGTCTCTGTGTTTTAGAAGCAGCTGGTCCCAGGCTTGCTGTGTCTATATCCATTCTTAGTCTGATGCGTGACTGCTCGCCCTTTAGTTTCCCGATATTGGTTTTTACCGTGTTCTGGGCATTGACAAAATCTTTGTCCAGCTCGGATAAGTCCAAACCCAGCTTAAAATACAATTCCCCGGTGCTTACACTTTTTCTAGCCATCTTGGCCTCCCTTCTTATATTCCCGGCACTTCATCTATATAGCATATCTGGTCTTCCGGGTGTTCAATCTTATCCCTTACAACTACCAAATCTAAAAGGTAGTTCAGTTCAGAATCATCCACCTGTTTTCTCGACCAGCCGTAATTCTCGTGAAAGTATAAATAAAAATTAGTAACGGCTTCCAGCCAAGACAGCCTTACTCTTTGTCCTGGCTTCGTGCGTTTGGGACTTTACCCATCTTGTCATTCACCATCTTATATACCCACAGCACAATTTCCATAGCCTTAGGTTTCAGTTCATCAATAGCTAACGCATCTAGTACATCGTCAGTAGTGACGTTTGCAAAGCTCTCAGCAATAAGGCTGGCATAGTCCAAGGCAGGATTCTTGCTCTCCACTATTTCCTCATCCAGTTTTGCTATGTCATACCAAATTCTGGCCTTGGGTTTTACTGCTTTATGTTTTACTCCGTCAAGAGTAATTAGTTCAGGTACGTTCATAATTTCCTCCCATATAAAAAGTTAGGCGACCAATTAAGGCCGCCCTAAATAGTATAAATTACGCAGGCTCTACAGATGTGAACCAGCTTGTTCCCGTGGTATCTACATAATCCTTAGCCTCTGTATCGGCCTCACGTTTCCATTCCTTGTCAAACTCTCTGGCCACTGCCTCGCCGGTTATGGTGGGCGTTTGAAAGGTGACGTTCTCGCCTTTCGTGGCATTATTGTCCTGGGGATCGGAAAACCGTGTCTTAAGATATTTCTTGTAGATGATGCCACCGCTGCCCTTCTGGCTTTGAAACAAAATAGCCACATAAGGAGCCACATCCGTGGTCTTGCTTACCATCACTCCTGCCGTAACAGTGTGGCCTAACAAAGCAGCCTGGTGTTCTAACGGTAAGTCCTTTGTTTCCAAAGAGACGGTAATCTTGCCTAAGGAAGATGCAGTTTCCGCCGGGCCGTTATCGGCATAAAGGGTAGCGTTGCTGGACGCAGGCTGCACATTTATGGTCATAAGACCGGGAATACGGACTGGAGCACCATAGGTAACTCCTGTACTGTCATCCTTAGTAAGAGGCGCGTAATAAAAGTTATCGCAACCAATTTTAGACATTGTTCATTCCTCCTGTTTTTATGAATCTCATTAATTTGTAATACACTAGCTTGCCACCATCCTCGGCGGTTATATTTGTATAGCTGAGGCGTGTCCAGTTAAGCGTGAGCATAACTGTTTCCACTGCCCTTGCTAGTTCTTTAATAGAGCCGGTATCCGACAGGATACTGACCTGCATGGTGCTTTTGGCATAGTCCTCAGTATTGTCTGAGCTTAAGGCCGGCACATTGGATATCTCGCCATAGTACACCGACGGGTAAATGCCTCCATCCGGGACACCATTGGTGAAAATACGGTCACCGACTTTCTCGGTAATATCTGTATTGGCTATCAAGCCTTGATACACTTCTTCGCTCGGATCATACATTGTCGGCCACCTCGCTCAATGCTTTCCTTACTTTTTCCTTTACTTCTGCTGCCTTGGCATCAGCCGCAGGATACAAGAAAGGTTTATTAACTGCCGGTGAAAACTCTACCACCAGGCCATAGGCAAATCTGTTCTTGCCCCTGGCATTAGCCTTTACATAAGCCACGGTCTTGCCCTCGCTCATCTCCACATGAATGCTGTCACGCAGTTTACCTGAGTCAACAGGCACTCTTGTTTTAGCTTCCGTGGCAATAAGCTCGGCTCCTTCTTCCAAGGCACCGCTGACTTTCGCCAGCATCTCAGGCTTTAGCTTATCTAAGAGTTCCCACACAGTTCTGTACTTAGCCATTAGACTGGATCACCTCCCGGCAGGACATCTGCAGGAAACGCCTGTTATCCAAGATTATTGGAGGCGCTGTCTGCTCAAAAGTTCTGCCATGCACATTATCCACAATAAGGTCAGTCTGCAGGATATCTACCCTGTAACGAATTGTTATCTCCGTAATTACTGAGTGAACAAGTTCATTAGATGAATTAACTGCATTGCTGCCTTTATCGTAGATGTTAGCCCAAACAATACATCTGTCGGAATACGGCACCTTTAGGATATGGCCTTCACTATCCTTGGCATTTACTTCTTTCCGGACAGTTACCCTGTCTCGAAAATCTCCCGGCTGGAATTCTTTCATTACTACCACCCAACCTTTCTGTACGGCCTTAGTAAAGTAAGCACCGCTTTCGGTACATCCTCACCATTTCGTTCCTCATAGAAATGTTCCGTCACAAGGATAATGGCTAGCCTTATGGAAGGCTCCATTGTTTCCGCTGTGACTTCCCACTTTAAAACATTATTCACATACTGCTGAGCCAAGAGGATAAGAGAGGAGATGAGGGTATCCTCCCCATCCCCGTCGACTCTTATGTACTCCTTGGCTTCAGCTACTGTCACCAAGAACTCGTCCATTTACTACCTCCTAGGCTGTCTTCATCTGAAGAATCTTAAATGCCTCAGGCAAAACTAGCTTGCCATCGACACGCTGCGTAGACATAAAACCTACTTGTCCATTCACAGCAAAGAGTTCGTTCAGTCTGTGGAAGCTTCGGCCTTGACGGTCGGCAACCCAATAGTAGCTTAAATCACCAAACCCAATTCCCTTAATGCCTGCCGCTAAAGCAGGAATATAAGAAGAAGTGTAAATAGGACGATTCAAGATGGTATCAGGTGTTTCTGCAGTCAAAGAAGGCTGCCACAGGTACTGGCCATTACCATCCTTCAGCTTTCTAAAAGCCTTTACCGTAGCTTCATTCATAACGAACACAGCTTTCTTTCTGTAAGGACTTCTTAAGGAATAGTAAAGGTCCATAGCCTCGTCAAAGGTAATCGCTGTTGCGCTATTAGCAGTAACGCTAACTTCGGCATTGCTTGCCACATCAAATATGCCTGTAGGCTTGCCAGTACCGTCTCCAACGAAGAAGGCTTCCTCTTCTTTGGTTCCGACTCTACGGCCAAACTCTTCCGCAATATAACTTTCTATGTTGAAAGCACTATCATTTAGCAGTTCATCAGAAATCTTAATCATGGTACCGAGCTTAAAGGCCCCAATGGATACCTGCCCAAAGACTTCATTGCTTTCGGGAACGCTAGCACCTTCTTCCAGCCAGGAAGCACTGCCGTGAGAAGCCACTACAGGTATTTTCTTGTCCCCAGAAGCAGTGGTAATTACATCGGCTAATTGACGGAAGATGTTGTTTTCTTCCAAAGCCTTAACCAAGGTGTGCTCGAATTCATCAGGTACCAGATAACCGCCTTCAGTATCCGTGCCAATGGTCAGAGCATTTAATACTTCATGACCGGGATTCTTGCTGCGCATTACCTTCCAGAAGGCTTTAGCGTATTGCTTAGAAGCAAGACCGCTAGGAGCATCCTCATCAATAGGAGCCTGAGGCTTTTCCACAATGGGCTTGCTAGTAGCCATTGCCAGTTCTCTATCCAGGTCTTCCTGTCTCTTAAGTCTTGCCACTTCCTTACCCATGTTTACAACGTCTGTTTCCATACGGTCATAAACTTCTGCATCCTCGGCACTTAGCATGCCATCCTTACTTTTGGTATCCAAATAATTCTTTGCTGCCTGCCATGCCTTTGCTCTCTTTTCCATTAAATCTAAAATTTTACTCATGTGTAATTCCTCCCTAAAATGTTTTTTATTATTTATATGTAAAAAGCCTTACTTTTATAAGACTTG